AGTCTCGCCAGGCTCGGCCGGCGGGTTCGCTGATTTTTCGTCCACGACGTCGTCGGGACTCTCGACGCAGCAAACGGCGGATTCTCCCGAGGAGATGCAGGGCCGAATCGACCCGGCCTTCGAAGACGAGGCCCAGGCCTCGCGGATGAAGGACACGCTCCGCTACCGAGCCGGCGCTGAGGGCTTGGACGCGGAGATAGAGGCCCGCGAGGCCCAGGAGGCCGCGCTGCGGCTCCAGCAGCGCCAGAAGGAGCTGGAGGTCAAAGAACACCAGCGCGTCATCCAAGCCATCGAAAAGACCCCCATCGATGAAGACGGATTCTGGCAGGAATCCCCCGGCCGAAACGCCGCGGCGTGGATTGCGCTCGGGTTGAGTGGTTTCCTCCAGGGCGCGACGAAGGGGCAGAACCCCGCCCTAAACCAGATGGTTCAGGCGCTGAACCACGCCCAAGACCGTTGGCTGCAGAACCAGCAGAAATCCCGCGAAGGCGTGTTCCGCGCGCGTGAGCGCCTGCTCGGCGACGCCGAGACGACGCGGAATTCGCTGAGCATGCAGCTCTCAGGCGTGCTCGATAAGAAAATCACGGCCGAGGCCCAGCGGGCCGGTTTGCCGGTCCCTCCGGGTATCGAGACCTACCGGGCGTCTCTCGCTGTGAAGCGAGCCGAAGCGCAGAACGCCATCGGCCAGCGCGTCGTTTCGACGGCCACCGAGCAGGCCCAGCGCGAGCAGCGCGCCACGCCGGCTACGGGCCCGGTGCGCCGCGGCGACCAGGTCCTGCAGCACCTCGGCGTAGCCCCCAAGGCGCACGCGGATGCGATGGACCCGAAGGGGCTGAACCTCGGCGGCGTCGTCGGCGGAGCCGAACGGCTGGGCGTCGTCGGGAAAGCGCTGGAGAAAATCGCAGCGCGACACGGCGGGTCTCTTCCGAACCAGGAAACCGTTTCGTGGTCGTCTCTCGGCCTGGCATCCCAAGCCGCGCGGTGGGGCCTCGGCGGCGGCAAAGACGAAATCTCCGTCAAGCAGCTCCTCGAAGAGGCGAAGCTGGCGTACAAGCAGACCGTCAATATCAAGTCCATCGACTCCGAGAACGAGGGTAAAAACTTCAACGCTATCATGGACTCCGGCGAGGGTATGAGCACCATCGAAGCCGTCCGGACTCGCGCCCGAATCGCCAACGAGAACGCCGTCGGCGTGGCCTCCGGCGTCACGCGCGACCCGCAGGGCTACATCGATTTCGTCCGCGGTACGCTCCACAACAACCAAGGCGTGGAAAAAGGCACCCAGCCGGCCAGCTTCCGGCCGGTGGGTCACGGCGGCGGGGCCACGCCAGGCCAACAGGCCCAGGAAACCGCGGGCGGAGGCCCGGCGCCGTCGGCCCCTTTAGTCCCGCCGGGGGCGGCGACGTCCCTCGCGGCGAAGGCGCCGGAGACCTTGACGACGGGCTCCCGACCCGGGACCTACCAGCGGCTACGCGGGTTGAAGCCCGTAGGACCCCGCTGAACCTGCAGGAAGTCCGGGGCAAACTCCGCGAGATGCTGGGCGACGGCCCGGCGGCTGACTTGCTCGCGGCACAAATCGCCCTCGAAACGGCCGACGGGCGGTATTCCTATGGGTACAACGTCGGCAACATGAAGGCTTCGAACAAAGCCGGCGTGAAATACCAGACGCTGAAAACATGGGAAGTCGAGAATGGCGTCCGGAAAGACATGCGCGAGCCGTTCCTGGCGCACGACTCCCTCGACGAAGGCCTGCTGGCCTACGTGCAATACCTGGACCGGAAAGGCCTGCTGGACGCAGCCGACTCCGGCGACTTGGCTACGTACAACCGGGCCTTGAAGGCCGCCGGCTACTACACCGCTGATGAAGCGCAGTACGGCCGCAACATGCAGAAACGCCTCGACCGCTGGTCGAAAGGCGAGGAATGAAAGCCCCGTACCACCATGGCTGAAATCTACGTCCGCGCACCAGACGGCACCGTCGGCACCATCGACGAGTCTGAAGCCCAGGCCGCCGCCGAGGCCGGCTACCAGGTCGTTTCGCAGGAAGACATCCGCGCCGCGCAGCGGTCCGAGGTCGGAGACGTCGGGGCCCAGAAGGCCGCCGCGCAGGGGTTGCTCACGGCGCCCGACGACTACTCGCGCGGCCAGGCGTTCGGGGAGAAAGCCCTCTCCGCCGCTACGTTCGGCCAGGCGCCTGGTCTCGATACGCCCGGAGCCATCGCGCGCGGAAACCGCTACCAGGCCGAACACCCGTACGCTTCACTCGGCGCCGAGGTGGCCGGCCAGCTCCCGCTAGCCATCGGACTCGAAGTCGCGACCGGCGGCCTGGCCGGCGCGGTGGGCCTGGCGGGGCGAGGCCTCGCGGCGCGCGGCGCGTTCAAAGCCGGTGAGGTCGCCGTCCAGGGCGGCGTCGGCGGCGCTCAGACCGAGGCCGAGCAGACCCGCCTGGCCCAGGACGACTTCTCGTGGACCGACGCAGCCGTGACCGGCCTGGCCGGAGAGGTAATCGGCCGAGGGGCCGCGCTGGGGTTCTCGTCGGCCATCGGCGCTTCGCGGAATCTCATCGCACGCGCGACCCGCCAGACCGTCGCCGAAGACGCCGCGTCGTCCCTCACGAAGGGCGGAATCCTGAATGATTTCCGCGTGGCGCACCACGCCGAGCAGTACCAGAACGAGCTGTCGACGCTCGCCGCGGACGACCTCGACAAGCTCGAAACGTCTTTCCAGGAGGTCTCACGGCAAGACCGAAAGCGCGCCCGCATCGTTCGCGTCGTGGAGGACAACCCCGAGGCCCAGGCCGCGGTCCGAGCCGAGGCCCAAGCCGGTCTGGCCGACCTCTACGACGCCCTGGCCGGCGAGCTGGGCGACGCGCCCGGCCCGGCGAAGCACCTCCTGAAGCAGCTCGACGAGCGCATGGAGGCCCTCGGCGCGGGCGGCGGCGGGAAGAAACTCTGGCGGGTGCTGGACGAAAACCGACAGGCCCTGCAGGAGTACGCCCAAGACCTGCACCAGGCGTACGAGAACGCACCAGGCTCGGCGTGGCTGAGCCGCGAGGGCCTCGGGAAGCTCGACGCGGCCGAGAAGGCCACGCGCGAGGCCCTCCTACGGGAAGATGTTTGGGGAGCCGCCGCCGCGCGCGAGCAGGCCGCGTACAACGTACCGTTTCACGAGAAGTATTTCCCGACGTCGAAGACGGTCCGCGGAAAGCTGATGCAGTCCACGGGTTTCGACTCGCGAGGGTTTCCCGTGTACCGAGGCGACCCGGGCAAGGTCAAGGCGTTTCTCACCCGGGGTGCGGACGACGTCGACTCCGCGCGGCTCGGCGAGCAATTCCGGGACTACCTGGACGGCGTAGCGGCCATCGCCCGCACGGCCGAAAAGGACACGCCGGCCGCGGCCCGTGAGACTCTCGAAGCTGTCCGCCGGCTGAGGAAGGCCACGGCGAACGCCGAGTACATCGCCGCCGCAGCGAAGCGGTCCACCGACCGCGGCCGGCTGGCGGAGCTGGGCGTCGAGGCCGTCGGCGCCGGGGTTGGTGTAGCTGCGCTCGGCCCGCTCGGCGGCGCGGCGACGTTTGCCGCTCTCCGCGGGGCCCGTACGGGCGACTTCCTCCTCCGTGCGGCCCGGAAGCTAGGGTGGGGTGCTGGCGAGGCGGAAGACATGGCCGCGCTGCTCGGGCGGGACGCGCTGCCGGCCGCGGCCGGCCGAGACGCGCCGGTCGACGCGGTGGACGACCTGCTGGACTCCGCGGCGCCTGGGCCGCGCTCGGGCCCACCGTCGGGGACCCCTCCTTCCGGGGCGCCTGGCGCCCCTCCAGCGGGCCCGGCCGGCGGAGGCGGCGGCCTGACCCCTTCGATGCGTGCGGAGGCCGCGCGAGGGTCGTGGCGGCCGTCCGTAGTGGAGGCCGCTGAAGGAGGCGAGTCCTTCGTGGACGAGCTGGCCCCGGAGCCGACGCCGGACGACCTGGACGCGGTACGCCCGGGCCGAGAGGCGAGAGCCGCCACGCCGACCGCGCCGGCCCCGCGCGCCAAGGCCGACCCGGACGGGCCGGAGCCGGGCCTGGGCCGAGCGGAGGCGCTGGAACTAGAAGGCCTACGCGAGACCACCGCGGCCCGGCGCCGAGACGACGCGCGCGTGAAGGCGCTCACCGAGGGTGAGTTCGCCGAAGTGGTACGCCAGCTGGAGGGTTCGGCTTCTGAGCGCGCGCAGGACTTTGCGGTGAAGCTCCGGGCCAACCTGGACTCTCTCCGCACGGCCGGCCTGGTGGTCGGCGCGGGCGGGGCGGCGGCTCTCGCGGCGGACGACCAGCCGGAAGGCGCGGCCGGGGCAGCGGTGCTGCCGCTGGCGCTGCTTTCGAAACGGGTCGGCGTAATTTCTAAGAGAGAATTCGCCGCAGCGGTCAAGCAGCTGACCGGCGACGTCCTGGACGGGTTTTCTACAGCTGAGCTGGTGGATAACGCACTGCAGCTAGTAGAGCAGACCGCGAAGGGTACCGAGTACGGCCGTAAGGAAGAGGCCAAGGCCATCATCGAAGCTGCGCGGGAAGCGGCCGAAGGTGCCTGGGCCGGGAAGACGCAGCGCGCGGCGGTCGCACGCGAGCTGGGCGTCGACGAGTTCCTCCTATCGGACGCGCCGGGCGGCGGGTTCGGTACGCCGCTTTCGGGGGCGCTGGGCTCGAACGAGGGCGGCTGGTACAAGCTGGCCGACGGCGGGTCGAAGGCGTACGTAAAATTCTACGCAGAGCCGGCCCAGGCCGTGTCGGAGCACGCCGCGAACAAGCTCTACGGGAAGTCCGCGCCGGAGACCCAGCTGTTCGTAGACGCGGACGGCCGAGTCGCGCACGTCTCGTACGACGTGAACCCGTACAGCGACCAGGGGGTAAAGCCGGACTGGGCCCCCAAGGCCCTCGCCGACGTCACGCCGGAGGAAGCCAAGGTTTTCGTTAAGGATTTCTGGAAAGACGTCCTGCTGGCGAATTGGGACGTGGTCGGCCTGACCGGCGATAACCTGGTCTGGCGCGCGGCCAGCTCTTACGACGGCCTCGGCGTGAAGCGTCTCGACAACGGCTCTGCGCTACGCTACCGCGCCCAAGGGGCCGAGAAGCCGGCCGGCGCCCTCGGAAAGCTGACCGAAATCGAGGGTTTTTTCAACAAAGACCTGAACCCGAACTACGCGGGGCTGCTACGGAAAGCCGGCGTGACGTCGCCGTACGAGATGGTGCGGGAGCTGCACCAGCTGCTGGCCGAGTTCAAGCCCGGCACGTCGGACTCAATCCTGCACGACTTCTCACCAGAAATCCGGAACCTGGTCCGGGACCGGGTCGAGCTGCTTCGCGACTACGCGAACCGCCTCGAATCCCCCCGCCTCCGCCAGCTCCGGGAGAACATCGGCGCCTCGCGCCGGCTCGGCGCCGGGTTCCGCGGCGACGACGGCGAGGCCTTCGACCTGGTGGAGTCGTTCAAGGGCGGAAACGAAAGCCTTGGTAAAGACCCCGGCGCCCGAGCCCTGGAGGCTCCGCCCGAGCTGGAGCCAGCCGTGCAGGCCACGTCGGAGATGCGCGAGCACCCCGGCCTGAACCGGCTGATAGAGGTTTCGAAGGCGCGCGTCGACCAGCTGACCCGGACGCAGCGGAAGGCCCTCGACCACTGGGTCGCCACGTCCAGGTCAATCCGCAACGCCACGTCGGCCGGCCTGGACGCGCTGGCAGAGACGGTGCCCAAGTACTCCGCGCCGAACGACCCGGCGACTGCTCTCGCGACGGCGGCGGCCTTCAATTCAGCCATGGAGGAGCTGACCGTGGTCAACCCGACCAAGCACGGCCCGCTGTTCCGGTTCATCGACCTGAACGACCGGGCCCTGGCCGAGCTGCTCCAGAAAGACGACTTCGTCGTCTCGGCGCCGACCTCTACCGGCTACATCCCCGACCCGAATTTCGGGTCGACGCAGTTCCGTTTCCGCAAAGTCGACTCCGCGGGGGCGCTCATCGGCCGCAACATCACGGAATCCGAGATGATTCTGTTGGCGGAGTCTCGCTTCCGGAAGGTCGGCCAGTATTGGGACCCCGAGAAAGAGGGGTTCGTTTTCGACTTCGAAGAGGTGCCCGAGACGACGAAATCGCCGGTTTGGGGCGACTTGGGTCACCTGAGCCTCGGCCCGGTGGCCCTGGCGGCCGGCGCGCTGGCCGACCCGGACGGTGCTGTGGAAGACGGCGTGGCGGCCCAGGCCGGCGTGCCGGCGGCACCCGCGGCCGGGTTCGGCGCGGCGGCGGCGCTGTTCCGCGCCGGGCGAGGTCGTATCGTCCGAGACGTGGCGAAGCGGCTGTTCTCGGCGTCGGCCGAGCCGACCCTCCGGACCACGGCCCGGCTGGTCTACTCGCGCGAGCAGCTGGCCGCCCGTAGCGAGGAGTTCCACACGTGGCAGCAAAACCCGAACGCGCTGGTGGAGCGTGTCGCCGAAGGCCTCCGCGACGCCCCGCCGGAGGCGTTCTCGAAAGCCTCCACGGGCGTGTTCGCGGCGGCGGCCTTCCTTCGTGAGAAGCTGCCGCAGTCCGCCAAGCCGTCGCCGGTGGCGCTGCGCGGCACGCCGGTCAGCGCCGAGGCGTCGGCGAAGTACGCGAGGTACGAGCAGGCCGCCCTGAGGCCGGGTGAAGCCGTGCGCGAGGGCGCCGAGTCGGGGTACCTCTCGCCCGAGCTGCTGGAAACCCTCCAGACGCTGTATCCTGACCTGCTGGCCGAGCTTCGTGTAGAAGCCTACGACACCATCCGGCAGTCCGGCGGGGCGGGTCTGAGCATCCAGGCGAAGGCCCAATACGCACGGCTGTTCGACGGAGACGGGTCCCTGGCAGACCCGGCGTTCTCGCCCACAGCCGTTCAAATGGTGAACATGGCCTACGAAGAGGCCGCGCAGGTCTCACCGGCTAAAACCGGCACTTCGCCACGCCCGGGTGTGTCCCAGATGGCGGTGGTGGTGGCTGCTCCTCAGTGGGGCCGGCGGCCGGCCTGAGGGCGTCCCGGCGCCGGACGGCGTCGGCGTGGGCTTCGAGGATGGCATCGAGCGTCTCACGCCGAGTCGGCCGGTTGAGGTACCGGCGGGCTCGGGCGTGGGCTTCGATAGCGTCTAAAACACGGAACGGGTCTGCAGGGTCTCTGGCGCTCATCCGCCTGGCTTAGCACCGCCGGAGCCGGGCGCAAAGCCCTTTTTAGCCAGCACGCGCTGCAGGGCGGGCGGCATGGAATCGAACAGCTGCTCGACCAGGGCTTCCTCGGCCGCCTCGTCGGCTGAGGTGGGTGTCAGAACACCGGCCTGGGTGTTCTTCGTAGCCTTCTGGCCCCACTGCTCGGGGTACCTCAGCTGCAGCCAAGCCACCGCGGCGCGGTAGTCCATGGTCGCGGCGGCTTGGATGGCTTCGATATAGGGCAGCTGGGCGGCCTGTTCGGCCGCGCGGTAGCGCAGCGCGAACCCGCGGAACGGCTGCACGGCCTCTGAGGAGAGGCCCATAGCCAGCCACGTGTCGAGCACCTCCGGGTTGAGCCCGATGGACTCCGCGACGGCGTGGCGAAAAAGGCCCGTCTGGGCCCCTTTGAGGAGCTTTTCGGCCAGCTCCTCGGTAAGGCGGGGGCCCGGCGCGGGGCGCGGGGGCGGGGCGAGGTCGGTCATGATACCGCGAAAAAGACCTCGTCCGAATCAACGAGGTGATACCAGTCCCGGCCGACGCGGAGCAGCGCGGACGAGAAGCTCGGCGAGAAGCACACGGTCTCCCCGGGGTGCACGTCCTTCACGTCGGCGCCGACGCGGGTGACGGTCTCGTAGAGCGCCGTCACGGCCGCCAGGACGTTATCCGACTGGTCGTCCGGGCCGGTCGCGCGCTGGCCGTGTTTCTGCTGAGCCTCAGGGAGGAACAACAGGCTCTGCGCCCCGAGCGTGTGCCGGCGGAAGGCGTCGTCGTTCCGCTTCGTGAGGGCGATGCGGTGCAACGGGAAGACCTGGCCGTCGCGGACCACGCCCCACACGAAACGCTGGTGCACCACAGCGCGCTCGACAGCGTCGACCTTCACGAAGGCCGAGACTCCGTTCGCTGAGACCCCGCCGTCGTCTCCGCCGAGGAAGACGATTACATGGTCGCCGGGCTTGATACCCTTGACGTCCGGGGCGACGGCGTCGACGCGCATTTCGTGACACGTCCGGGAGGTCGAGACGCGGTCGGCGCGGTCACGGCCGATGAGATACAGGCCAGACGTCGGGTCGGCTGCGGCGTCGGAGGGGAGTTCGGAGGCTACGATGTAGCCGTTTCGGCAGTAAATACGAGACATTGAGGGCTGGGCTTTCGGGGTCAGGGTCACTTGAACGTTGCGAAAAACTCTTCTCGGGTCAGGGGCCGCTTCGTAGACGGTGCCGAGCCGCGGGCTCGTTCCGGCGTTTCAGCCCGCTGGCGGGTCGGACGGGGCTCCTCGGCGAATACGCCTTGGTACTTCTGGTAGGCCTCGCGAGCGGTGCGCACGACCCGCTGGGCGGCCTGCTTGAAGCTTAGCGCCGGGTCGCCGGTGTACTCGTCGACCGACTCGCGCAGGACCTTGGCCACTTTCTCTTCCCATTCCGGGAGCTTACGGACCTGGTGGTCCTCGGGCAGGTCGTCGCGGAGGGCCTCTCGCAAAGCCCGGTCGGCGGCCTTATCAGCCGACGTACGGTGCTCCGCCAGCTCGGCGTCCTTCTTCGCTACGGCCTTGGCCAGCTCGGGTACACGCGGGTCGGTCGTACGGAGGGCGCGGAACGTCTTGGCCGCGACCGAGTCCCAGTCTTCGCCGGTCAGAATCTCCACCAGCTCCTTCACGAGGGCGTAGTCCTTCGTGGCGTGGAACCGCGTGGCGCGTTCGTCGACTGGTTCCCAGTGCTCGATAACCGACGCGGCGTCGGTGCGGACCTTTTCGATTTCGGCTTTCAGCTTGGACTCTTTACGGTTCCGCGCTGCCCACTTCGTGGACTTCTCGTCGAAGGCCTCGGGGTCCTGGTCTGTCAGGTCGGCCAAGAGGTCGAGGTCGCCGGCTTTGAGGGCCGCCACGACGCGGTCAGCGAGAGGGGCGTCTGCGGCCGCCGAGTCGGAGTTCTTCGAAGTAGAGGTCGAAGTAGGCTTCGACTCTTTCTTCGAAGGCGTTTCGCCTTTTGGGCTCGGCTCGTCCGCCTCGCCCTCTGCGTCGGCGGCGTGCGCCTCTTCCAACGCAACCAGGGTGTTCTGCGGAGGGTCGGGGATTTTATCGAAGAAAGCCGCAAGTTTGGCGGCGTCTGGCTTGTCGGCGGTGTCGGTCATACGGGTAGGGCTCCTGCTGTCGGGGGTAGGCCGGGCGGGCCGGCGGGGGCCGCGCCAGGCGCGGCGGGGGCCAAGCCCGGAGCCATCAGGCCCTGGGCTCCGGCGTTCATTCCTGCAGCGCCTTGCATGGGCTGCATCCCGCCCAGCGGCGCTTGCGGGGCGGCCGGCGGGGCGACTTCGGCGGACATCATCTGCGTGAGTTCAGCGATGAAGTCCAGGAAGTACTGCAGCCGGTCGGACGGCACGTCATTCAGCTCGGCTTCCATCAGCGCGTCCACGACCTGAACCAGGGCGTCGGACTTGCGCATCCACGGCCTCGGCGAGGCGTAGGCTACCGGCTTGTCGTCGGCGGTCATGAGCCACTCGTCGATTTGCCAGGCCACCCACCGGCGCTGGGTTTTGATGACGCGGGTCTCGCCGGGCGTGTCGTAGTGCTCCAGCACGGCCATGTACGCCTCGAAAGGAATCGCGCCCTGCTCGGCGAGTTCCTGCGCGTACTGGACCCGCTCTTCCGGGGTGTTCTTCTTTTCGGAGACCGGCTTGATACGGACCTGGAGCGCTTCGACGTCGAGGTCGATGATATCCTTCGCCTCGATTTCCTTGGAGAAAAGCTCGCCGGTCCACTTCCGCTTGAAGGCGTGGTTCTTCTCGTACAGCGCGCGCTGGGCCTTGAGCAGGTGGCGCGCGACGTCGACGGCGACCCACTGAATATACGCCCGGTGGCCGGCTGCGGCCCGGTCGTCGAACCTGGAAGCGGCCTCGCGCTGCGCCACGGCCGACGGCAGGCCGGGCTCCGACTTGGCCCCGGAGTGCATCTCGTCGATTCCGAGCGTCCGGGCAATTCCGCGCTCGTGCTCGGCCAACAGTTCGAGGTCGATGCGATTGAACGGCGCCGGGTTGTGGACCTGCGGCTGGTAGTTCGGATTTTTCGTCCTGACGACCTTCACGGTAGCCACCGACTCCAGGTCGCCGATGTCCATCACAGCATCTTCGAAGACGTAGTGGACCTGCTTCGGGGAGTGCGTGTGCGCGAAGTCCGCGGTAGCCAGAATCTCGTTAACCTTCAGGATTTCGTCGTAAACCAACTCCATCATCGGAGTCGACCAGAAGCCCGCGAGGGCTGGGCTGGTGTGCAGGAAGGCGAACGGCGGTTCGGTCTCGTCCCATTCCTCGTCGACCAGGACTGTTCCGTCACGAAGGCACGCGATATGCCGACCGATATCCTTACCCTGGCGAACGGCCCAGGCTTCCCACACTGGAACCAGCTCGGCTAGAGACGACCCGCCGGTGAAAACCAGGCCCCCGCGGTCTTTGCGCGGTTCGAGAGCCGTCCGGATTTTGTCGGCGTGCTTCGGGTAAGACTGAGCTAGCCGGTGCGGCGGCCACCACGTGACCTCGCCGAACGTGCGCGGGTTGTTATAGGTCAGCTCCGTGTCGTCGAGGAACATGTCGAGCGTGTCGTGCAGCTCGACCACGACGCGGTCTTCTTCAGGCCAGGGGTAAATCTTCGCCGCGACCGAGCCGGTGGCCGACGTCGCGACCCGCAGGCCCTGGTGGGCGAGGGCGTAAAGGTCCGAGAAGTTACCCTGGCGCTGGTCGTACTCCGCCTCCAGGAGGCGTGCGTTTAGGGTTACTTTCCGTTTCAGTTCCCAGTCGCCGTCGGTCACCATCAGGGCCGGCTGCGGGTTCTCTTCGGCGCCCACCTTGGCGACGTACGTTTCGATGTACTCGAAAGACTTGTTTCGGATGAGCCGGATTTCGTCCAGGTCGGCGTCGACGTCGGCCGTGTTGTTCGGGTCGGACGACCAGGAGAACGTCGCGTCGCGCATGAACGGCGTGTCGAGGTTTCGACCGTGGTACAGCCCCGCGAGTCTACGAGCCCGGGCTCGGCGCCAGGCCTGCGTGCGCGCGTAGTCGGTCTCCATCTCGACGACCGCCGAGGCCGCCTGAGCTGCCGGCAGCTTCCACCAGGGTTTTTCGAGGAACAGCGCCACCTTCAGACCGCCTTACGGAAAGGGAGAGGGGCCTCCGCCACGCTGGTTATGTTGCCATCTGGTACAGCCGAGAGGCGCGGCGGAGGTGTGGCGGAGGCTCCCATCCTCCTAACATAAGGCCGGGCCGGCTGGTTAGTCAAGGCGGCGCCTGCGCGCACGGGCCAGATACCGTACCGCGAGGCGCAGGCTCTCTAGAGAGTCTCCGAGTTTTCCTAGCGCCGTATTGCATCCCGGGCACAGCCACCCACGAATAGCTCCCGTAGTATGGTCGTGGTCTAAGACTAAAACGCCGGTAAAATCGCATAGTTCGCATTTACCTTCGCGCTTGTCGCCCGTAGGGTTGATGACGCCTCGTGCACGGCGGTCTGCGCGTAAGGCCGCTTTTTTAGCCTCAGGCCTCTTTCGGTACTCTTTATAGTACTCAGGATTCCGTTGACGCCACAGGCGGTTCGTAGCCAGGATTCGCTCTCGGTTCGCTTGGTAGTACGCCCGGGATTTTTCTACCCTGTTCATTGATACTAGCTTAACTCTCAATTAGGTCTTAAGCTAGTGATAATGCTCGCGCCTTTTACACGCCTCA